TCAAATCTCTAAAGAAAGTATGAATGCTTCAGATGTTTGCTTATCCGATATTGTCATCTTTTGATATTCTGATACTGCTTGTTCTATAAATCCACGCTTCTTTAACACCTTGAGTTTGGAAATAAGAGCCGCAACTTTCTCCTCATCAACGGAGGACATTTGTTTATATACATTGAGACAAAAATCTATTGCAGACTGTAAATCCTCAAGGCCCGTTTCTTCCATATAGAATTTACACGCTTCAGGAACGCGGTTTAATCTTATGAACTTGGAGATTATATACTGCATGGAATCATTGGGGTCAAAATCAATATCATCATAGGACACAGCCTGTAGCTGATATTCATCAATTTTTTCTATATCATCAATCGAGCACCCAGTACGATTCTTTAAAAGCTCCTTAGCTTCGTTTATTCTTTCCTCACGCAAAAGCTCTTCCCTCTCCTTTTCCTTCTGCTCTTGGCAAATGCCTTTATACTCTTCCGAGATAGGATTTCTGTGTTGATTCAAAATTCGATTCTTTTCGTAATCAAACTCTTCCTCCGTCAATATTCCTTTCTCTTTATAGTCGTAAATTTTTTCAAGTAAGTCATACAGAAAGTATCTGTCTTGAGTAGTTTTCTCCAATGTAATAGCAGTCCCAGATGCGGAAACCATAAACATGGATTTGCCACCGCCAGAAACTTCGTCAAAATCCACATGTAAACCGACGATTGCATCTGCATGATAACTTTCAGCCTTTCCAGTCAGTTCCTTCATTACTTCGTCGTAAATTGTAGTCAATTTACTCTTGTAGCTTCCAGAACGTCCGCCAAATACATCTGTCAAAGAGGCTGCAATATCGGAAAACAGATTTGTACCTATTACCACATTCGCATTGACTACCCCAAGATATTTTCTTATTGTATATCCTTCTATACTATTTGTTGTTGTTACTATCATAAATCTCTATTTTAACCATTTTGCAACACCACCATGATGAGAGCAAGTTCCTCTACGGCTTTTACTAAAACTATATGTTCCATCTCTGCATAAAGCAGTTGCCCCAGGAGGTGCAGAAGAATAATATGTAGGAGACTGAACTCTCTCACCTCTAGAATTAGTATAATATCTTATTTGTCCTGATGAATAATTTTCAGAAGAATAATAAACTTTTTCTTTTGAAAGATACTTCGTTGAAACATATCCAATATACCCATTATAACTAACAGGAATCCATTTGCAATCACAATCCTCATCAATTAGAACTGCAGTACCTCTAGGAATCTGAGTAATAATAGAAGATGTTACATCAGGAGAATCTCTTAAATTTAGGTTTGCCGTTACATATCTTACTACTTCTTGTGCATGAAATGTGCAGAAAAAGAACAATCCCATCAACAAAGTCAATACTCTTCTCATTCCTTTTTGTTTTTTGATTTATCAAGTAAAGTTTGTGCCTTTTCTAGTCTTGTTATATAACTCATGACATCATATTGAACGAAAGCCCATTTCCCATCTTCATACTTAATACTTTCGTTGGTCTCTAATGCTTGCATTACTTGATTATACATAGAATTATCCTCATCAATTACCATATTGGCTCTTCTCTCATTTTCTTTCATGAAGACTTCTATTGCAATTTTTATAACTCGGATTTCATTCTCATAATCTTTTCTTTTTCTGTAAAGGATAGCAAGTCTCTCGTATGGGTGCTTAAGCGGTAATCTGTAAATGATTGATTTCTCATACACATTAATAGCTTCATCAATCATTCCTTCTTTTTCTAAATCAATTCCAATATTAACAAGCCGAGAACTCTTATCAAAATTATCCTCTATATTAGTATCTTTTGTTGTTTCTTGGAACATGTCATCACTCAGGTTTTCTAACCTCTCAGCCAACTCAACTTCATCCTTACAAAGCACGTCATGAAGGTTTGCTCCATTTGCTGGTCCAACAATCCCAGCTTTCTCAAGTAATCCCATTATCCTTCTTGCCCTATTATATCCTATTATAAGTTTACGCTGAAGAAGAGAAGTACTTCCTTGCTGCTGATTCACGACCAAACGAGCCGATTCTTCAAATAATGGATCTAATTTATGTATCACGGAATCCTTTAAAACATTTTCTTCTCTATGAGACTCATTTTCTTTTAGAGTAGAAGTATTTTCAGATACGTATTTCTCTTCTGATATGTTTATAACTTTATCCGGGATTATATGGATAGGTTCTACTTTATCAGCATTATAGTTTAAATTATTAGCTTCCGTTTTACTATCAGGAATAAAAGCACAACAAATTCCAATTAAGGCGAGTATAGGAAACCAAATCCATGAAGCACTTGTAAGTAACGGAATCATTACTGAAGCCAGTAAAAACAGAAATGTCAAAATAAACCTCAACGGATTGCTATTAATTGCTTCATTTTCTTGTTCACGCTTAGAAGAATAATGTTTATCTCTATCATAGTTACTACTACCTCCCGATATTTTAGTCCGAGAATATATACCAGTTCCTGGTATCCCGGTATTCACATAAACTCCTTTCTTACCCACATTCACTGAAGCTCCACGCGGACCTACAGACCAACTTGTCCCTGTTTTGCTTATGTTTAAATGCACCCCAGGAAAAATCTTCACCCTTTTCCTAAAATAAAGTCCCATATTATTTCATTGTGTTCATTCTAATACTCAATTTTACCAAAGCCATAGCTCTCACAGAAGATAATGGAAAATCTTTGGGTTGGTGGTTTTGATTGTAACTTACCAGTTTTATCCAGTCTTCACCTTTTTCTGAATGCTGGACGTATTTTACAGTTAAGTATTCATCTCCATCCAGATCTATTGACACAAGGTACATTTCTCCAAAGAAAATATGACTCATTTCTAAAGGTACCTCCTTATATGCTACGATGTCACCAGATTTAAGTAATGGATACATGGAGTCTCCTTTGACATAAACAGCCCCATCGCATTTAGGGATATTTGGAATATTGATTTGTCCAAGGATATTCTGGTCTTTGTTGTCGAAGAGGGATTTCAAGTTTGCAGCAGCTTCAACATCATAAAGGGTTATCAATCCATCTTCTTCAGCTTTTTCTATGCTCTTTGGGTGAAATATTTGAGTAACTTCAGGTTGCTGACGCAATGGAGTTCCGCGACCAGTTAAAATATAATCTGGATTAATATCTTCTCTTGCAGAACATACAGCAGATAATAAATCAGATGGGAGAGTTTTTTCTTTTCCACTTTTAGTCTTTCCTTCCTTTAATTGTGAAAGTTTAGATTGAGCAGATTTAACTCCGTATTTCTTTTCAATTTCGTAAGAAGAAATTCCTGCTTTTTCAATACTTTCAAAAAATCTTTCAATAATTCCCATAATTTTAAAGCTTACATTTGATACTTTAAAATTATAAAGTATCTTTGTACTGTAACAAGTACGAGATGTTACGTAACAATTTGATTAAACATTCCTCCGAGGAGGTTTAATATATTCCACCCATGATAGCTCGTACCTATTGTAGGTGTTTAATTTTATATGAGAGAAGAACTAGAGAAAATCATCCCCGAGTATATGTTACGAGGCGAAATTTTACTTGCCCTTGACTCTTTGATATATGATGGCGTTGATGAAGAACTAATTAAACGAGCCTTTTCAAGATTTCATAAGTTAGACGGTGTAATAAAGAAAAGAGTTCATCAAGCAATTGAGGCTTACGCTCGTCGGGTAGAGAGGAAAGATAATGAATAAAGTCTTCAACCTCTTCTATTTTGACACGTTCACTTAACTGCATTATTAAGCCATCTGTTATAACATTGTTATTTTTCTTTATAAACCCTATTAAAGCTTGCGTTATATAGCTTTGTGCCAACATTTTTGCTATACTATTTTCGTTTTTTATACGACAGAACTCTTTAAACATCACAACTAAAGAATCTGGGATTTCATTTGCGGTAAAAGCATTTAACACTTCAGCCGAATCAATCATTTCCATCCGCAAAATTAGTTTTGTATTCTCATTTGACTGCTGTATCTGTTTTTCTAACAGCCCTTTTAATTTGTATATTTCTCCCCTTGTATTTTTGATGTCAATTACAGTATATATATTCCATCCCAATATTACTGTTACTAATAACGATAACACTCCAACTAATACACCTTGATAATCAAAAGATAGTTCAGGTGAACGCCAAGCTGATATACAAATGCTTATAATACTTAGGACTAGTGCAGTAATACCAATCCATATTGAAATTTCTTTCTTCATATAATAATGTATTAAGAAACTTAATAGTTAAACAATGTTATATACTTTATAATTCTAAAGCTATTTATTTCATACTTTAGAATTATAAAGTATATTTGCATATCGAAACTTTGATACGAAACAAATATAGTAAAAAACAACTAACACTCACACGATTATGAAAAGAAATGTATTACACGAGATTATGAGCCTTGCATGGCAGTTGGTAAAGAGAAACGGTTTCTCTATGAGTGAAGCAATGAAATGCGCCTGGGCAAACATGAAGCTGAAAGCTGCAATGAAGCAAAGAATCGTAAAGTTCTACTTCAAAAAAATAGATGGTTCTGTTCGTGAAGCCTACGGCACGCTGAAAGAAAATCTGATACCAGCCACATCAGGTGAAAGCAGAAAGAAGAATGACACTGTTCAGGTGTACTTCGATACAGAGAGACAAGAATACAGATGCTTCAAGAAAGCTAACCTTTTAAACATCGCATGACTATGACACGCCACGAAATCGAAGAAGAACTTGACGGGCTGTACAAAGACCTGAATTTCGCCTACAACGCAGATGAAGAGACTTTATGCAGGGCTTTCAATGCTGACAGCAAGCAAGAATACATCAAAGCACTTACTGAAGAGGTGGACAAATACGAAGCCCTTCTTGAAGAATACAACCTGCCTGAAGATGATGGCATGGACTACATTAATCTTCAGTTATCACAAGGCATGGCAGTGACGCACTGGTAACTCACCTACCCTGCTGACGGACTGAACGGCAACCGATAGCGAGAATCGGGCAGGGTTCTACTTGATTGGTTCTTTGACATGATGGAAATTTAGGCTTACCGTTAAGCCTGACGTGAAACGGACGACTGAGTAGCGATAACGGCTGTGTGAAAAGAGTATGAGTAAAGGGCTGCACTAAGCAAACGCAGCATACGAATCACACAGATAACAAAAACGACTTATACGATTGCAGGTGGGCGTAGGTCGCCTATAAAGACAATCTTCACTGATTAGACACCAGCATGAACTATATATACCCGTGGCTTACCAGACCTTTGATAAGCAGTAAGGCAACCACCGGAACGCCCACGGGAACGATATTTAATACACACGGTTATGAAAATACTACTTTTTCTCTGTGCATTGTCCGTTCTGGTAATGCACTTCAATCAAGACCTGTCTGCTATGTACTGGATAGGATTTGTCGGGTTTATAATCACTGGTTTTTCAATCGCAAACAGACTGGACAATGAACGAGCTGCAAGAAACAATAAAAAGCATCTGTGATGAATTTGCGGACATCAGTGCCATTCTGACGGCACGCTCAAGAGAACTGGACAGACGGGAGCTGTTCGATAAGGAGATAGAAACAGAAATCAATAACATTAAAAAGAATAGACATGAAAACAAATGAAGAATTACAGGGTATGACGCATGATGAACTCGTGGCATACACACAGAATCTGCAACGCGAATCAGAGGAATACAAAAAATCAATGCTGTATTATATGGAAGAAAAGAAAAAGATTGAATCGAAGTTTGACAACTTCAAGAACATGGTCAAATCGCTGGTTGCACTAGTCGATTAGTTTTTATGGGTTATAGAAAATGGGTAGATGCCGGCCGTAAAGTCCGGCATTTTCATTGGCAGATAGTTCAGGCGGTAGAACACCATGTAAGGGTTAGCATGGAAGTCACGGGTTCAAGTCCCGTTCTGCCAGCAAACAATCAAATACTTAAACTATGGTTAGAGAAATTACAGTAGACGAAAACTACCAAACAGTACGTCTTTTTGACGAAATGAAGAAAGGGGACATCTACAAGGTTCCCTATGACAAGAAACGGCATACCGGAATCAAACTGGAAGCATCACGCCGCAATCGTGACCTCCGCTTGATCGGGACACTTAAAAACAAAATGGACGTGAAATACCGGGTATCAGCAACAGAGTATCCGGGTTTTTCGGCAATTATCTGCTTAAAATAAAATGCTTATGATAAACGAAGATGTATTGAAAATCGTCTTAAACAACAAGTCTTTCGGGAAATACGAAGCAGCTTCGATAGTAGGCGGTCTCAAAAGGCTGAAAGAATTGTGCGAATCCGGAAGGATAAGATACAAGACCAAAGAAGGCGTGCCACACAGCAGATGGGCTTGTAATGCCTGGGACGTGATAAAACATGCAAAATTGATGTATTAAAACCAATTATTATGGAAGAAAAGCCAAATCTATATCAGAAGATACAGCTTGTCTCAAATGAGATAAAAAATATCGAAAAGAACCTGACTGTGGGCAAAGGTAATTATGCCTACAAGGCAGTACAGGACATTGATGTCACCTTGGAAGTGAAAGAAGCTGAGTCCAAGCATGGCCTTGTCAGCATCCCTATTAAGCAGGAACTTGTTAAATCGGAAATAATTAGAGTTGTTAAAGAAGGTGGAGGGGAATCCATCAACTATATGGACATCATAAAAATGACCCTACGCATTATCAATTTGGACAACACGTCAGAATACATAGACGTGGAAAGTTTTGGGCGTGGACTTGACCCAGGCGACAAAGGATTTGGAAAGGCTTCTACTTATGCCAGAAAATACGCTTTACTTAATGCCTATAAGATTGCTACAGGTGAAGACCCTGATGAAAACAAATCCAAGGTGCAAACCCCTGCTACAGTAGATGAAGTGAAAAATATTGTCGTTGGTTACATGATGACCGACAATCAGTTTGCGCAGAACATACTGTCTTATTTCAATGTAGGAAGTGCTGATGACATGACAAGCGAACAGCTTAAAATGGCATATAACAACCTCAAGAAGAAAGGAAAGATATGACAGAAACCATGTACATAGGAAGCGGTGACGTTCATGCCTTGATGAGTGGCAAGAATACGAAATCACATATCGCCCTCATGCAGCGTTTCGTCAGCGGGATAAAGCCTTATTACAATGCTTTTGCCAGCCCTATAGATGCTTTACGTACGGGAGCCATTCTTGAGAACAGGTATCTTCTCACTTTGCCTGACAACTACTTTACTCAGTATGTTGTCAGGTCAGATGAAATGAACGTATTCAAGTGCAGCCTGGACTTTGCTTGTATCGATAAAGGAAAGCTAACTGATTTTGATGAATTAAAGACTCTTTATCTTTCAGATTACCTTGATTTTATTGAGCCTATTAAGCATGACAACAAAGCTTTAATCGAATACGTCAAGAAGAAGCATAAAGCTTATTATTATCAGGTTCAGGAACAACTCTTTTGCACTCATCTTAAAAGCTGTAACCTTGTTTTTCTGTCTGTAACAACCTACGACGACGAAGCCAACTGGCATCGTAATATCCTTCCCAATGAGTATTGTAAAATCCGTATCACTCGTGACGAACAGGCAATTGAAGAAATAAAACGACGTGGACAGATTTTCCAACAGATAAAAGATTTTTATTCAAACTAATATGGCAAATCAAATAACCGGACGGCTGGTCTATATTGGCCAGCCCCAAGAAATCCCATCCAAAAGCGGTGGCAACCCGTTTGTGAAACGTGAATTTATTCTTGATGCCACAACCTATGACCCCTATACAGGTGAACGAAGCCAGTACGAGAACGTCCTGCCACTTGAAGTAAGTGGTGACAAATGTGCCGAACTTGACCAGTTCAGAACCGGTGACGTAATAACGGTTTCTTTTACGCTTCAAGGTCGGGAATGGACAAATCAGGACGGACAACTAAAACGCATGGTGTCCATCCGCTGCTATAAACTGGAAGGCCGTCAGCCAATGCACCAGCCAGCATCCGTGCCAGCACAGCAACCGGCACCGACACAAACGCCAACCATGGCACAGGCATTTCCACCTGATGTAGATGCTAACGGAAATCCAAAAGACGATTTACCTTTTTAGCCTATGAGCATATTCAATCTGAAGAATGAATACGATATACCCAAGTTCAAGGCTTATGTAAACAAACTGTTCCAGGAGCGGGCGGTTGTGGAAGTGAGAAAGAAGCTGCCCAACCGCACGCTCGCCCAGAACAGATACTTCTATTTGCTTCTAAATTGGTTCGCAAGTGAAACAGGTTATAGTGTAGAGGAAGTTAAAATCGATATTTTCAAGAGGTTATGTAATAGGGATATATTCGAGAAAGAAAAGACGAACAAAAAAGGAAAGATTATAAAAACTTTGAGAAGCTCGTCTGAACTGAGTACGGGAGAAATGACTCTCGCTATTGAAAGATTTCGGAATTATTCTAGTGCTAAAGCAGGAATATATTTACCAAGTCCTAACGAGAATGAGTTTCTATTACATATTCAACAAGAGATAGAAAAAGATAAAGAATTTCTAAGCTATGGGGATGGGTGAGAATTGGAAAGATATATCCGGATATGAAGGTTTATATCAAGTATCAGATATGGGACGGGTTAAATCTATATGCAGTCATGTAAGGCTTCAAAATGGCGAGTTAATGAAAAAGAAACCACATATTTTGAAACCACAAAACAGATGTGGATATAGATGCGTAAATCTATTCAAAGATGGAAGTATTCATACAGTAAACATTCATCGTTTAGTGGCTGAATCTTTCTTGCCTAATCCTCATAATTATCCAGTTGTAAATCATAAAGATGAAAACAAAACAAACAACAATGTAGGAAATCTTGAATGGTGTAGCCATGCTTACAATCTTAATTACGGTACAGCTAAAAGACGTAGAGCTATATCGCAAGGAAAGGTGGTTCTTCAATTGGATAAAAATGGAGTTTTGATAAAACGCCATTTAACATTGATGGATGCTTATAGAGATACTGGTGTAGATTACCGAAATATTTCACTTTGCTGTTATCATAAAAGAAAAACTGCTGGTGGATATTGTTGGAAGTTTGAATAATAAATTAAATCGAACGTAACAAAGAGTTTATTTGACTATGGACAAATTTTTAGGACAAGACATCCCTGAACAGGAACGATGGCAGTTCCTTCAGGACAACGCCGATGCGGTAGAGAAAATCGGATATACTCACCGATTCACCCCCGAAGAACTGGCTCAGAAGAAAGAGACTTTGGCCGAGGTATCAATCACCATCAACGATGTTGAGTTGGAGAAGAAAGAGGCTATGGAAAGCTTCAAAGAACGCCTAAAGCCTTTGAATGAAGAAAAACAGGAACTTTTGGACCACATCAAAAGAGGTTCGGAGTTCGTCGAGAATGAAGAATGTGCAAAATTCCTATACCATAAAGAAAAGATGGTAGGATTCTACAACAAGTTAGGTGAACTGGTTTATAGCCGCCCAATCATGCCACAAGAAATGCAGAAGACAATATTTAGTATTAACCGTAAAACTGGAACAGAATCATGAGTGAAAACAAAATCAATTTGGTAGTACCGAAAGAGTACAATGGTACCCCCATCGAAGTAGTATTGAGAGAAGGTAAAGCATCCGTAGCCCTTGACCCGAAAGAACCGGAGAGAGTAGTTATCAATGGAACGATAGAAGCACCCTTCAGATGGCTGGAAAAGCGTGTCGAACTGATTAATCAGAAATCGGCCAATATCATTGTGAACCGTGATAAGATGTGTCTGGCTTTGACTATTGATGAAACCAATTATTACCAGACAGTAATTAGTGGAGTTTTACAGGCTTCAAAGGAAATGCAGGAGTTCGGTATCAATGCGGAAAGGAAATGGGAACCTATTAAGTTATCCCAGTTCTTCAAGATGCACCGTGCTTTCTTCAAAGACAAATCACAGAACATGATGCTGGTTTCTACTTTGAAGAATTTCAAGGCGAAAGTAAACCAGGATATAGAACGTAGTAAAGAGGAAAACGGAAACAAGACGGATAACTATTCTCAAGTGGTTGATTCCAATCTGCCAAAATCGTTCAAACTGAATATCCCTCTTTTCAAAGGTTTTGCCTGTGAAGAAATCGAAGTTGAAATCTACGCCGATGTGGACGGACGGGAAGTTTCCCTTTCTTTGGTTTCTGCCGGTGCGAATGAGGCCATTGAAGAATACAAGAATAAGGTGATTGACAAACAGGTTGAAGCAATCAAAGGTGTTGCACCTGACATCGTAATCATTGAGGTGTAACAATGAGAAAGCAAATTTATTTAATTCTGTTTCTGGTAGTCGGAGTATCTATCGGAAACAGAATATTCAATCACCTCAACGCTTGGCTGGGCGTGGTAATAATATCAGCCACAGTGATTTATTTCGTTTATAAACTAATTAAAAATTTGAAGAATGAAAAGATTGATTAATCTAATGTTGGTCTGTATGACCTTAGTGGTATTTGCTTCATGCGAAAGAGTAGCCCCTAATTATGCCGGTGTTCTAATGGAGAACTATGGGAAGCAAGGAAAAGAGGATTTTAAGGTAGTGTCCGGTAAAGTTTCCACTTGGGAATGGGGCACTGAATTGTTTCAAGTTCCATTGTTTGACCAAAGAGGGGAATTTGCTGAACCTGTCACATTGAAGGCTGCTGATAACACTGAATTTAACGCACGTCCTACTTATTCTTATAAAGTTATCAAGAATAGAGCTATAGATGTTGTATTCGATAACAAACATATAGATAAAGCTGATACAGAATCAGGAAAAGACGGGTTTATGCAAAGCCTTGAAGATAATATACTTGAACCTCGTATTTATGATTTAATCAAAAAAGAAAGCCGTAAGCACAAGACAGACAGTTTAATGGCTGACGGTGGTTCTCTTCTTTTTGAAAAGCGGTTGGAGCAGATTGTGGATAAAGAATTTGAGAAAAGAGGGCTTCAATTGCTGACTTTTTCTGCACAGCTTGAATTTTCAAAGGCTGTGCGTGAGAAGATTGATAGTCGTAATGAGGTGAATACCAATATATCTGTATTAGACCAGCAGATTGCAGAGCAGAAGAAACGCAACGAATTGGAGCAATTAAAAACAGAACAGGCTATCATTCAATCACGTGGGTTGACTAAAGAAATACTCTATAAGCAATTCATAGATAAATGGGATGGCCGTACACCACTTTATGGAATTGCCCCTGAGTTTTTAAAAATAACGAAATAGCATGAATAAACGCCCGGAAAGACGGGCATACGGGCGCAAGCACAGGACGTGCTTTAGTATGGAGTAATTGCGCAATATCTCCATACACTTGTCCCATTGAATTAGCTAATATATGAGCAAGTAAAACCGTGATGGTTGGGCGGGTTCGATTCCCGTTGCGTCCACAACCAATAATGGAATTATTATGAAAGAAGAACGGAAATTAACATTTGGGAAATACAAAGGACAAGAGATAAAGTATATCATACTTACTCATATTGGTTATATCATGTGGTGCTTTGAGAATATCAACTGGTTTAAGCTGACAGATCAAGAACAGGCTTTATATGATGCGATAGCCATAATGATTAAGAAGGAACGCTTGCCAATGACTTTTCCGGTTGAAATGATGTATAAGCATATAAAAGACAGAGAGTCATATGAAAAGTTAAATACTCCATTTACATTCAATTATGGATATATATCTTTAAGAATGTCTGAAAAGGATAATCCAATATTCAACAGTATTGAAAAATACATTACACACAAAATACGCAGAAATAGTACGAAAGAATGTTCGTCATTCGAAAGTCTTTCAGGAGATTTGACTGGTCTTTCACATAGCATGAATAAAGAAATAGAAAAAGCTCGGCTTAATGGTGAGAGTGATGAAGAAATATATGGTTATTGGGGTAGTATGAATGATTATAAGGCTTTATAAATATGTATTACATCAAGAAACCTAAAAAGAAGAAAGAAAAGCCTTTGCCGTTATTCGATAAGGCAGGTATCAAGATTAAAAAGAAGCCGGATTTAGTGGCCAAACTCGACAAAGTTTTCAGCCGCTATATCCGGCTTCGTGATTGTATGCCGAACGGGTATTTCCGTTGTATCTCATGCGCCCAGATAAAGCCATACGAACAGGCAGATTGCGGACACTTCCATTCGCGCCGCCACATGGCTACACGCTTTGACGAGGACAATGCCCACGCAGAGTGCCGGGCGTGCAACCGTTTCAGCGCAGACCATCTGATACATTACGAGAAAAACTTGAAATCAAAAATCGGTCAGCAACGCTTCGACAAGCTGGCATGGAGAGCAAGCCAGGCGAAGAAATGGACTGATTTTGAATTAATAGAACTCACCAAGTATTACAAGGCTTTGGGAGACAAACTGAGTAAGGAGAAAGGATTATGAGTTATGTTTTACGGGATTACCAGCAGAAGGCCAGTAATGCTGCAGTCAGCTTCTTTGCTAACAGGGCCAAGAAGAACAATGCCATCATGGTACTGCCTACCGGAGCCGGCAAGAGTCTTGTGATAGCCGACATCGCCAGCCGTCTTGAAGGGCACACGCTAGTATTTCAGCCCAGTAAGGAGATACTAGAACAGAACTATCTGAAGCTCTGTTCGTATGGTGTTCTGGATTGTTCCATCTACTCTGCCTCATTCGGGCGAAAGGAGATTTCAAGAATAACTTTCGCCACTATCGGAAGCGTAGTCAACCATCCGGAACTTTTCCAGCATTTTCAGAATATCATCATCGACGAGTGCCATCTGGTTAACCCGAAAGACGGAATGTACAAGAGATTTCTTTCGATGCTGAAATGTAAAGTTCTTGGATTGACGGCTACGCCTTACCGGCTTTCATCAAGCAGGGATTTCGGCAGTATGTTGAAGTTCATCACACGCACACGCCCGTGCGTGTTCTCTGAGGTAATCTATCAGGTTCAAATCTCTACTCTATTGGATATGGGGTATCTTTCGAAGCTGAACTATTATCCGATGAATCCTTTGGGATGGAACGAACTTAACCTGAAGGTGAACACTACCGGAGCCGACTACACGGACAAGTCTGTAGTGAAAGAGTATGAGCGTATCGACTTCTACGGGTTTCTGGTGAGCATCGTCCAAAGGCTTATGAATCCCAAGAGCGGTGTAAAACGAAAAGGTATATTGGTTTTCACCCGTTTCTTGAAAGAAGCAGAACGTCTCACCTGGTCCATTCCCGGAACAGCCATCGTTTCAGGAGAAACACCGAAAAAAGAACGCGAACATATCCTTGAAGCGTTCAAGGCCGGAGAGATACCCGTTGTGGCCAACGTAGGTGTACTTACTACCGGATTTGACTATCCTGAACTGGATACGATTGTCATGGCCCGTCCGACAATGTCACTGGCTCTTTGGTATCAGATAGTCGGTCGTGCCATCCGTCCGCATCCTAACAAGGAGGCTGGCTGGATCGTTGACCTTTGCGGGAATCTGAAACGATTTGGCGAAGTCAAGGATTTACGCCTGGTGGATAGCGGAAACGGTAAATGGGCCGTGTACTCCAATAGCAGACAGTTGACTAACGTAAGATTCTAAGATTATGGAAGGATATATAAAACTAAGCCGCAAGTTCTTCTCGAATGATATGTGGAATGAAGCCCGGACTTTTAGCAGTTGCGAAGCGTGGCTTGACTTGATTCAGTCAGCACGATTTGAGGCAACGCCCCGTATGGAGAGTATCGGAGGTCGAGAAGTCTCTTATACAAGAGGACAATATCCTGCATCCATAAGATTCTTATCAAAGCGTTGGAAATGGTCTGAGAGGAAAGTACGGACGTTTCTTGCCTTTCTGAGAAGAGAGAACATGATAACTCTTTCCAAAGAACAAGGAATGAATGTAATAACCTTGGTAAAGTACAATGAGTATAATGGCTCAGAGTCTGACACAGTAAGTGACACAAGCAATGACACAATGAGTGACATAAATATCATTCAGGAAATCAATAATTTACGGATGCAAGTGACACAGCTAATGACACAAGTGGCGACACAGCAGGTGACACACCCTGCCAAAGAGCCAGAAAAGCGACACACGGGTGACACAAAGCAAATAAAGGAGAAGAATATTATTAAAGAAACTACTACTAACGTAGTAGCAAAGAAAGACGCGGCTAAAGCCGCTACTCTCTCTAGGAAAGAATCCTTCTACCAGTCGTTAGTCCCTTATGTCAGTCAGTACCCGAAAGAAATGATTCGGGCTTTCTTCGATTACTGGAGCGAGCTTAACAAGTCAGAAACCAAGATGCGCTATGAACTGGAAAAGACCTGGGAGCTTCCAAGACGGCTGGCGACCTGGGCCAGTCGTGAGAAAGTGCCTTCAAAAACAGATGTAGGCATAGTTCTGAAGGATAATTCACCGGGAAAATACAAGAAAGGCTGGTAAACATGGAACAGATAAATTTTCAACAGACAATCGAACGGCTCAAAGATACGGGTTTCTCCCCTATTCCTAACGTCGTAAAGATAACCGTTCCGGATGCCAAAAGAGTTCTCTGGGCCGGTATCAGGTACTTCACTGGAGAAAATGCCAGATGGCTTCCTGAGTACGAAGAAGTGGCAGGCTGGCTGGCCGGCAATGAAGGTCGCGGACTTCTGTGTTTCGGCAACTGCGGACGCGGAAAGACCCTTATCTGCGGAAAGATTCTTCCTTTGGTTCTTAACCATTACTGCCGCAAGGTGGTAAGCTGCTACGATGCACAGCAGATGAACGCTGATTTGGACGCCGTGAAGCAAAAACACATCATCTACGTTGACGATATAGGGACAGAGAATCTTAGCGTCAAATACGGCGAAAAAAGGCTTGCATTCGCTGAACTGGCAGACGAAGCAGAGAAGAAAGGAAAGCTTCTTATCCTGACCACCAACCTAACGATAGACGAGCTGAGAGAGAAATATGGGGAAAGAACCATTGACCGGCTGAGGGCGATAACGAAAACCGTCCTCTTCAGCGGTGAAAGCCTGAGAAAATGATATGAAAATCACAATCAACTGGGTAACTCGTGACTGGAACCTGATCAGGAGGTTACGCGAGAAATACCGTCTTCCACAATACATGAACGTGAACGGACTCACAGAAGCAGAGGTTGACGAAGAGACATTAAGCAATCTCCGCAAGGGTGAGCCAAAGTATTTAATCATCAGAAAAGTAGAGAAATGACAAGACAAGAATCAGAAAGAAAGCTCAATGAACTGAGAAAGAAGTATATCGCTTTGATTTCATCCATGAACTTTGCCAAAGCACAGAAAATCAAGAACAAGATTGACTCCCTTGAAAGAGAGCTGGAACCGCATTCCTTGGGAGAGCTTCTTCAGGACTATACACCGGAGTTCAAGGTAGAAATGCTTCGCAAGATGCACAAGCTGTTCATCTACTCCGATTTGCTTGAAGGTGCGGCACTGGAGTTCCAGTCTGAACTTGAATCAAACGGAATAGATGCTCAGGTAGTTTTTCAGGTAAAGCGCGTACTGAAAGAACTGAGAAGCATAGTACGAATACCGGATGAAGAGAAAAACGCTTCATTGTCTGACAACTTTGCCGGGATGTGTGATGAAGCCGGACTTGTAGTGAGTAACATAATCAACAAATATCTTTCAAAATGATAACGGAAAATGACCCGATGCTTCCACGTAAAGTGGATTTGGAGAAGAACCCTTCTGGAACTGAATTGAAAATTGCCCAGCATCGGGAACTGGAGAAACATGGAAAGTATGTAGCTATCCCAGGCGACAAGACACGGACGCGAATTTTCGTCCGCAACGGCGAGGATGCGGAAAAGAAGATAGCTGCATACCTGGAGAGAATCAACAACCGACCTCAAAGATGGAACTGATATGATAAAGTTATTTTATATAGACCTTTTCTGCGGTGCCGGGGGAACCAGTACCGGAGTAGAAAACGCACGCTACGCAGATGAACAATGCGCGAAAGTTGTCGCTTGTGTGAACCATGACGCAAACGCCATCGCCAGTCATGCTGCCAATCACCCGGATGCGCTCCACTTCACGGAGGACATCAGAACTTTGGAACTGTCTCCTTTGGTGGCCCATGTAGAACGAATGAAGAAGATTTATCCGGATGCGTATGTAGTTCTATGGGCTTCGCTGGAATGTACCAATTTCAGCAAGGCAAAAGGAGGACAGCCACGGAACGCTGATAGTCGTACTCTTGCTGAACACCTTTTCCGTTATATAGAATCAATTGATCCAGACTACATACAGATAGAGAACGTTGAGGAGTTCATGTCATGGGGCGATATGGATGAAAAAGGACACCCTATCAGTAAGGACAAAGGACGGTGCTACGAGAAATGGAAACGGAATGTGAAGCGATACGGCTATGACTTTGATTGGCGTATTCTGAACGCTGCTGATTATGGTGCCTATACTACCCGTAAGCGGTTCTTTGGTATCTTCGCCAAACGCGGCCTGCCTATCGTATTCCCAGAACCGACACACTGCAAGGATGGGAAAAACGATATGTTCGGACGATTGGAAAAGTGGAAGCCCGTCAAGGAAGTGCTGAACTTTTCAGATGAAGGAGAAAGTATCTTTTGCCGGAAGAAGCCGCTGGCCGAGAAAACCCTTGAACGCATCTATGCCGGACTGATTAAGTTTGTAGCTGGAGGTAAGGAGGCTTTTATTGTAAAGTATAACTCTATGAGTCGGACGGGGAAATACCAGGCACCAAGCGTTGACGAGCCATGCCCGGTTGTGGCAACACAAGGACGGTTGGCTTTAGCTAAGGTAAACTTTCTTTCCAAGCAATTCAGCGGCCATCCAGATAGCAAGAACATATCTGTGGAAGGACCTTCCGGAACTATCACTTGTAAAGACCACCACGCTTTCGTGTCTGCCTACTACGGAAACGGTCACAACCATTCGGTCGAGCTTCCAGCCCCTACGGTTACGACTAAAGACAGGTTGGCATTGGTAAATTCTGTTTTCATAGATAACCAGTATGGTACCGGGAAACCGACATCCATTAATCAACCAGTTGGTACAGTAACCACGGTGCCTAAGTTCAATATGGTAAGCTGCAAGCCGTGGATAATGAATACAGCTTTCTCGAATATTGGAAGCAGCATTGAGCAACCTTCTCAGACCATTACAGCCAACCGCAAATGGCATTACCTTATGAATCCTCAGTTTGCCAGCGCCGGAGGTTCTGTAAACAACCCATGTTTCACACTTATAGCCCGCATGGACAAAATGCCGCCTTATCTGGTAGAGGTTGAAGGAGGTATCGGCATACAGGTTACACCTGATGACAGTCCGATGACAATCAAGATTAAGGAGTTTATGGCCTTATATGGCATCATTGACATCAAGATGCGTATGCTAAGGATAACAGAGCTCAAGAAGATAATGGGATTCCCAGAAGACTATATTCTGATTGGCCCACAGTCAGACCAGAAGAAGTTTATCGGTAATGCCGTTGAGGTGAATATGGCCCGTGTGCTTTGTGAAGCTATCTGTAAGGAGATTATAAGAAAAAGAAAGGTTGCGTGATATGAGTGAACTGAAAGTGTATTATGGGTGGGCTAGAATAGGAAATGTCCGTAAGAAGCGTGCAATATCTGTCATGTTCGAGAATGAATGGCATGGTTGCAGGAGCGAACGAGGACAAAGAATACTGAGAGCAGCCCAGGAAACAGTAATAGAGCGATACCAGGATGCGGAAGAAGAGAAAGCTGCAAAGGATTGCAGCCGAATATTTACAGAGTATAGCCTGTTCCTTGACGAAAAGCCAATAAACGGAAGCCTTAACAAGATACTCCAAATGAATAGTGACGCCGATAAGAAACATGTATCTAAAGAAATGCGTGATAAGATTGCTGAAGCCTTACGGAGAGCTTTTATGCAGACGAATCGCAAATACAGAGAACCAGGTTGGCAACAACTTGAATTGAAATTTGAATGATATGGGAAAGCAGGAAAGTATGGATGACTGGTTCCAGATGGCTAAGGATTATGCCAAAGCAGAAAGGGAGCTGAAAGTTGAGCAATGGGTTGAGGTCACCCTTTACTACGGATATGCAGATAAACAAGTCAGCCTTTATCACTACAACCTTCCCCGTGAAATGTATTTCCGTTACCAATGGGTAATTAGATGGAGGATGGCGAAATTGCAATGTCAATATCCAAAACAGATTATTGGCATAAGTCTGTATCACTATGATAAGCGTTCTGGAGAATCGATAGAACTTAATAGTTGTTTGTCTAAGCTGATTTCGGCCAAAGCCCAGATAACGAAAGCAGAACGCAGGATGAATGAATACATAGAGTACAACCATCAAAACAATCTGTTCTTTGATGAGGAATCCGATGAGGAACTGGTTAAGTTCCGGGAGAAGCTGGAGCGCAAGAAAATCGAGTGTGCTGAGTGTGAGAAACGATTGGAACAACTTGTTGAAAAAAGGAGAAATAATCAATGAAAACGAAATTGTATTACCTATTCCTGGCAGTCATGTGGTGGATGCTGGGATAGGTGGAAAGGAGATAAAATGAAACTAACAGCAAAACCAGGAACACAGCTTGAAAAAATATGTCAAGACTTCTACGAGCAGGCAGAATCAGAGAAGAAAGAGGTTTTTAAAATGGTGGAAGACTTTACCGGAGTTAAGCCTATAAACTTCGGCTACTATTGGTATTTCGGTATTACTTGTGTGTGGGCAGAAGATACATGGAGATTTGCAGATTCGTCAAGTCCTCAAAATGTAGTCTCATACACGGTAAGAGGACATACTTACTTCAAGCCGAACAAACGGCTAAAGGTTTCAAAAGATTTTATCAAGAAGTGGAAAGATAAATTCAAAGGCATTGATGGTAGTATTCTTGCTGATTATGGAATCCCAGTATATCATGAAGAAAGTGGTGTCTATTACAACTGGATTCCTATAAAAATCGACAACAGATATGGTGTCGAAGTACCATCCTCTTTACTTGACCGAATGTCTAAGATTGACAACAAACAATATGAGATTGATTTATGAAAAGAGTAAAAGTAAAAATAGAAACAACAGTAGAAACAATGTTGGGCGATAAGCCTGTTAATGAGCTTCTTGGGGATATTGCAGATATATGTCATACATCATTGGAATATTCAACATCAAAAAATGAAGGGTGTGAGACACTCTATGAGGACCAAGAGTATGAAGACTACAGAAATGACATGGAGGATAGGGTGTCTGTTCTTGAAGGTGCTTTTTGTCGCATATTGGATTTACTGGAGGATTAAAAAAGAAAGCAGGTCTGATTGCCAGCCTGCTTTTATATATGGATTTTACGAATATTCAATGGAGGGATTCGAACCCTCATCTTCTCTGTGGAGATGTTCTGACCACTTGAACTACAAAGGAGAACACCATGACTCACGTACATGGCGAAGCAGCATAGCTGCATCTGTCGCACGACATTGATTGTCGCCTCTCACTGACAGTGGTGCAAATATAAACATTATTTTTAAATTATGAAAGCAATATCAATCAAACAGCCGTGGGCGAGTCTTATCGCTCACGGTATAAAAGATATCGAGAACAGAACTTGGAAGTGTCCTCAAAAGTATATCGGACAGAGGGTTCTGATACATTCATCAAAGAATACAGTTAAGGATGGGTGGAAAGCATTAACGAGAGAGCAGCTTAAGAAAGTAATTCCACACAAAAATAAACTTTATGGAGGTAATGAGGAACTTCCGCATAGCGCAATAATCGGCAGCGTAGTAATATCTGACTGCGTACAGAACCATCCTTCAGTCTGGGCAGAGAAAGGTTGCTGGAACTGGGTACTGAAGGATGCAGTTCTGTTTGACAAACCTATCCGTGATGTGAAAGGGAAACTTAGTTTTTGGGAATATGATTTGCAACAATTGTAACGGAAAAGGATAATAACCAAAGGCTATTTAATGTTTTGCCATGGAAAGCGTATGAAATGAGATATGACATTCCCATTAAGTGCAACAGAAGCGGAGGTAGCGGTTTTTGTCCTTGGTAATACTGATGAAATCATCAAAACTCTAGATATTGCCATCTGAAACGGAAAGCCGTTGTCCCTGCGTGAACTCAAACAGATAAGGCTGGCATTACAGAAATAATACAGTTGCACATATTGTTCTTTGGCTTGTTGGGATACCGTACTTGTGTTAAATATTAACCCATAAGTTCATTTATCGCTTGGTATATTTGGATAATATGGTTTCCGATATTATTTTTGCAAAAAGTATCATCTAATTCAAGCATGGAAATATCGTGGAAATAGAAAAAATATACCCTCCATATATTTATAGTGTCAAATATGATGGCGAAGATGTAAATGAATTTGAACGTTTGTTTGAGGATTGGAGAAACTTGGATGAAGTTATGGATTTCTTTAAAAAATATGAGAATTATCTCAAATCACAAGTCTGGTCTGCAGTATCCGAGCCAGAAGCTGCCGCTTTTCAGGTACTTGAAGAGGCGGATAATCTGGAAATCCTTTTCCGCAAGTTATATTTCAACGCCAAGGAAGAAAGTAAACCTGACTTTGATTCTTATTTCAAATATTTGGATGGGAAATACAAGTTTGAATATGAATATGTGCCAATGAAATCCTACGGTACAGAATGTCCCTCTTTCATCCGGCTATATGCTATAAAGATGGGAAATAATAGATATATTATAGTAGGAGGAGGCATTAAACTGTGTAAAAAGATACAAGATTCTCCGTATCTGAAAGACCATATTTTCCCCAATATAGACAAGGTTAGGGCATGGTTGAAGAATAACGGAATCTATGAAGAAGATGAATTTATTAATTAAAAGAATAAAACTATGGGATTTAATTTTGAAAAACTGAATGAGTTGGCAAACGACCGTTCACGTGAAGTCATAAGAAAATCCGAGGAACTGGAAAGAAACAGGGATTGGTTACGGATGTCTCGCATGATAGCACTTTCAATCCGGTACCATCTTCGCAAGTCGGGAATTACACAAAAAGCATTTGCAGACATGCTTGATGTATCTCCTGCTTACGTTGGGAAATTACTGAAAGGCAATGAGAACCTTACACTTGAAACAATTTGCCGTGTGCAAACTGTAATAGGCGAGGACTTGATTTCTATCCATCGTCCGTATGAATGTAAGGTTTCCATTCTATCTTATGATATAAACAGCTTTAGCTTTGGTGAAGGAAAAGAAAAATATGAATCTGTTGCTACGGTTACAGAATATTCATCTATTAAAGATGCAGCATAAAACATTAGGATTATGAAAGATGTGATGTATAAATACGCTAAAATGGAATTGGAGCAGTTTGCTATGTTTGAAGAAAACATGAAGAATGAACATGGTGAAATCCAAGTCCAAACAGAAGCACAGTTCAAGTATGATAAATCCCAGCATGTGCTTTGCAGCAAAATTACAGTGACATTCTCCAATGGAGAATCTCCATTAATGAGGGCTGTCCTTGACAGCTATTTCTTGATACATCCGGATTCTATAATAGGAATCACTGACAGCGAGGGACATATAATCTTCCCGACCAATGTTTTGGTACAATTTGCTTCTTTGAATTACGGTTCACTTAGAGGAATAATACATCTAAAGACATTAGATACAAAATTGTCTGGTTATATCTTGCCACCTATATTCTTTAATGATATTATCACAAAAGACTATATAGTTGAATAAAACGAAAAAGTAAAAGCGGTGTTTCAACGATTTACCGCTTTTTTTGTGCCCGATGGAAACATCGGGCTTTTTGTTTATATATAACTTTAATTTGAATGAATTTGAATCTAAACCAATTAAGAGATAAGGTCTACCAGTGCGCAGTAGCCCACGGTTGGCACGAAGAGAATCTGAGTGACGAGCATTTCCTTTGTCTGGTCATATCCGAACTTATGGAAGCTGTGGAAGCAGACCGGAAAGGGAAACATGCCAACCGGGTCAATTTTGAATATTACATGAAACAGAGGAAACGTGATGATGAGGAATTTATGTACGCTTTCAAACACGGAATCAAAGACAGCGTTGAGGATGAACTTTCCGACGCCTGTATTCGTCTGTTGGATTTGGCCGGATTGAGAGGATATGATTTAGATAGCTTCGACTACGAAGGAAGCGATACGGAAGATTACTCTGATATGACCTTCACGGAGTCCATGTTTAGAATCTGTGTCTATGTCACCGACAACTTCTACAGGGATGAACCATTTATCCTCCTGAATGAGATATTCGCTTTCTGCCGGGACAGAAATATCGACATCTTCTGGCACATCAAGCAGAAAATGAAATACAATGAACTTCGTCCGTATAAGCACGGAGATAAAAGCTACTGACCATGAAACACGCATTCTACGCCTTAATCATCATACAAGCCCTGTACGAGCTTGTGAAGCTGTTCAGATGTAAATCCCTATATCAACATGCAAAAGTCTTTCAGGACCTAGATAAGACAGCAAAAAGATGGTATCTGATGGCGCATCCATGGCTTCATGTTGCATTATTCATGGATACTATCGGACTTTTATTGCTGGGGATAGGATTGTTTTCAAGCCAATGGATATGTTTCCTTGTTGTCCTGGTCATGAGTTTCAGTCAGATTCAAAAGCTGGGAGAATGGGCTATATTCTTGGACAGTCTGGTAACGGTCATCATCTACACTTTCGCCATCTTGAACGCATACCACTTGGCATAAAACAAAAAAGGGAGCCAGCCCACACGATTAGAAGCCAACTCCCACACACGATTATGATGCAAATATACTAATTCATTCTAAAACTATCGAGCTATGACAAAAGAATTTTCATCAATCGTGGAGTTGAAATCAATACGTGAACAGAAATCAAGATTATCAGAACGCGAGCAGGAGTTATCCTCCCCCATCCTGACTGATTTTACTCTCATCCCGGAGATTTACGACTGGTTCAGAGAGATACTTTCCAGAACAGATTGTCCCCCCAATCCAGATAGCGTCACCCAGCGGAAAAAGTTTCTTTTCATTGTGCTATTTCTCTTCGCTCCCAGTGTACTTGCTGGCGGACGGTTGCCGAATGGTATCCGGGCAGAGATTTCCGGTGTGTTCCCGGATGTTTCCCCGTGTGTAATATCAAACAATATCGCTGATGTTTCCTTTATCTACCAGCAGTATAAGGATTTCCGGCAGGATATAGAGTACCTTTACAACCAGATTTTAGAAAGGCTGAAAATCAAAGGACTAATCAAGTAA